TTCTGTTTCCCAGTTTTCAGCAGCCACACCTACTAGCAAATCAGATACAACTGTGTAACCACTAGGGTGAAGGTCCTCGGGACCATACCACTGGTCTAGGATAACCAAAGAGGATGAAGAACTAGGAGTGGCTCCGTCGAAAACCGTGTTACCGGCAATAGAGTTTCTCTCATAGACACATAATACATCAGGAGAAGCAATCCCAACATCCACAGCGTTTTCATATGCTCTAGTTGAAAGCCACATTTTGATAGAAGAGAGTTCGATTTGAGCAGGACCGTTGCTGGTTATCGCTCCAACTGGGTTGAAAATACCCGTATTTGTTCCACCATCAGGGGAACGAAGTTGGAAAAACATTTGCTTTATCGCAAGCCCGGAACGCTCGACTGGGTTCACATATGATGAAAGGTCAATCCTTCCGTATAAGGTCGTTCTGTCACCGCTTGCATCGAAGTCGAATTGCATTCGGTCTCTTAAAATTACATCGCCACTATTTTTTGCCATACCCTATCATGAATGGGATCCCATTTATTATACTACTGACCTACCTTATCTTGAACATCTAGGCCGTATTTGGCGAGATTTGGGGCGCAGTCCCCGGAATCTAGACCTGTTCGGAGGTTTCTAATATGGGGTGGGTGGTGGAACGACCAACAGGAGACCACCACATGCAGAGAAAAACGAAAATAAATGTCCTTTTACCCATCAGATTGGTGGGTGAATTGGATTCTTTAAGCCGACTAGGAAAGCGTTCTATTTTTATCCAACAAGCGATAGAAGAAAAACTTAACCATTCTGAAGGAATAACAGTTCTAGAACAATCTACTAAAGGATTAATGGCAGCAATTAGTCAAAGAAAAGATTGCCCAGAATTTGTATTAAGAGTTGTTAAAATGGAGTTGGGAATATGAATGATTATAATTTACCACCAACAGAAGAATTTGCACATATCACTGGAAATGAAAGATATCCATTCCAATGGTTAACTATGATGAAATCAGTGATGAATGATTATTACTTTGATAATCCTGATATGTTATCTGTAGATTTACCTCATATTGATATGTTGTTTCACAAGTTATACTATTGTTGGATAAGAACTTGTCATGAAGTTCATGGCAATATGCACAAGAGATGTCCTTATCAAAAAGGCGATTGTATGTACCCAAATGAGTGTGAAGACTGTAATTCGGAGGAATCTGAATGAATGACTGCTCCCCATACAACATTGGAAGATTATGGATCCAAAAAAGAAATTGCACAATCTGTGGAAAGAGAAGAAAGTCTGCTTCTAATCCTGAAAGAATCTGTGCTACTTGCTGGAGGTTACAAAGATGAAATGTTTCTTATGTAACTCAGATTGTTATACAAATTATATAGTAGCGGCTGAAAATTCTAGCAAAATAATAGCAGTACAAAAGGTATGCAATAATCTAGATTGCGATTGGAGAAGTCATCCAATAAAAGTACCCGAGCCTATCTAAAGCATCATCGTATTCCCATTGTCGAAAAACTTCAATGGCGGAGGATATTGTCTAATTGGGCCGGAAGTAATACCGGCAACGTCCATGATTGTAATCCATTCCGGTAAATTGAGGGCCGGGTCACCGAATGCAGCATCAAAGTTTACCATCGATGTAGCGTCTCGGTATGCTGTTTCAAGGGAACCTCTTGAAGTCATTTCTTGATTGGCTGCTGCTGCGACACGATTGAAGTATCGTAGCGCGGTAGTGCCACTTATCATAATCTCAGGACGGATACCACCATACTTCCACATCGGAAATGTGTTACCCGGAACATCTAGAGGGTCATACGATACCATAGTGCTTGTTAGCAACCTTGCTTGTGAATCAAGATACTCTTTGTACTGCCCCATCGCGACCGAAGTACCGTTAGATTTAGTCTGTTTTACCTTTACAAATAGGCTATACTTAATGTCGCACTCTGTCGTTTCTTGACCCCATAGAAGGACCGTCAAGTAAAGATGAGGACTATACCATGTGTTGGTCGGAGTAACTGCCAACTGTGCACTCGGAAATTGATTCATTGGTTGAAGGTTCGCAGTGTTTAACACATTGCTCTTAGTCATCTCCTGTAGTTTGAAGAAAATTTGTTCATCACCGGCCATCGGGCCTGAATTCGGCAACTGTGAATCTATCGGCCCCCACAACTCATCGGTTGGCTGAATTGGGTAGGGTGAAAGATAGACTTGATACGCTGTCGGTTGAGTATATTCGGCGACATTCCTGAAGGTCAAATTATCGTTGAAGATATCCACTGAAAGAATTTCGTTGCGAAAACCCTCTTGGATATTGATGAGGCGGGTCATATACCCTCTCCCATCTTCACCGATAGTAACAGTTCCTTGAATCGTATCTCTTATTTCATTGATTGGCATTATTTCTTCCTCCCTTTGCGATATTGAACTCCCATTGCTTTGAGATTTAATTGACCTTTACGCTTTCCTGACTTAAAGAAAATCTTGTTTTTCTTGACTTTTATGTATCGTTGCCATGTTGAAAGTTTACGTTTAGGTTTTGGATCAATTGCTTCTTCTAACACTATTGCTCCAGCCATTTCATAATTAGTGGGCAGTACAGGAGAGATTACTTCGCCTTCTTTAATGTAGATTTGGAAGGTAGGTTCTCTACCTTGTAGCATTGCTGAATACTGATATGCAGGAATAGCAATCATATCAACAGGAATAATTCTTTCACCATCCGCAAGCACGAATCCGAGAAGCCCACCTGCGACAGCACCTCCAACAGCCCCCATAGGACCAAGAGCCGAACCAAGAGCCGCACCTTCGATTGCTCCAAGGCCCGCTTGAGCATAGGGGTTGGAGATTGCTTCTTCTGCCGCTCTAGCGCCACCAGCAATTCCGGCTCCTCTTGCGAACTTTGTTTTGGAGAAGTACTCAAGTGCTTCCTTCCCTACTTTCCCTTTAGCCACCTAAAGACCTCCTTAAAGGTCTTGAGCCTGACTTAGGATTTCGTTCATGCGTTCTGTAGTAACTTTGATTGGTTCTGCGATAAGTACCACATCCAACTCAATAGTTTTCTCATATTCTGTTTCCCAGTTTTCAGCAGCCACACCTACTAGCAAATCAGATACAACTGTGTAACCACTAGGGTGAAGGTCCTCGGGACCATACCACTGGTCTAGGATAACCAAAGAGGATGAAGAACT